GGGTGTTCCTGTGGCCCGGCTTCCGTCCGCCTTCATGGTGCAAGCAGATCTACGTTTGAGCCGAAACGGCTGCGCCCAGCAGCCGTCCAGCGGGCACGGCCTCCCGCTGCTGACGAGGCAGGTCCCTCGCAAGGAGCCTACTATGGCTAGGGAAATCCACGATCCGGATGCGCTGACGGCGGACTACGTGATGCTCGTGCTCACGTGGAACGAACCCGGCACTTGCGGCTTGACGCGCCGCTGGCACCCGGTCGGTATCGCGGCGCTTTCTGTCGCGCTGGTATTCAAGCCGGCGGGCGTGCGGTGCGCGTACCGGTTGCTGAGCACGCAGGAGCGGGAAGCTTACGTCGCTAACCGCGTCGCGCTCGACGCAGGAGCTGGCGTATGAACCCGACGCTGCAGATGTTCCGCGCGTTAGCGCGGCTGACGCTCGATGCGCACAAGCTGACGGACTGGACGTTCGCGTTCAGCACCGGACGCAAGCGGCTCGGGTACTGCAGTTACCGGCGCAGGCGTATCACAGTCAGCAAGCTCCACGTGCTCATGGACTCCATGGCATCGGCTATGGACACGCTGAACCACGAAGTAGCACACGCCCTTGTCGGGCCGGGGCACGGCCATGGCTCCGAGTGGGCAGCGAAAGCCGTGGAGCTTGGCGCCGAACCGAAAGCGTGCAGCCGTACTGCGGTGCCCCTCAGGTGGCGTGCAGTGTGCGGTGCATGCAGCAGGGTGTACGTCCGGAACCGCAAGCTGCGGAATCGCATCTACTTCTGCCGGTTCTGCGGGCTCGACCGCGGAGTGCTGAGCTACGTTCGCGCGAGCATAGATGCTACATGAGCAGCCGAAACGGCGGCGAAAGCCGCCGTCCGAGCGGGCTGACTTCCCGCTCGCTGACGAGGCAGGTCCCTCGAGGAGGAATGTACGGTGAAATGGAACTTGCAAGCTGCTGCAGAGATCGCAGGTGCGACGAGCGTACGCTTCCACAAGCTGAAAGCGATCACGCCAGCACGCTCTGCGGACGGCTCCTTCGTTCTGCAGCTCGACGCTACTCGCATGGACTTGAGCGAAGCTGCGCTGCTCGCGCTCCAGGATAGGGAAGGCGGCAGTTCCGCCCTGCTGTCCGCCTACCTGATGTCCGAGGTGTTCGGCGCCGGCCCGAAGCTGTTCAAGCTCGGCGGCGTCGACTTCGAGGCGCTGGAGGCGACGGACGTGAACGTGCAGGTCGCTGACTACAACCAGCCGTTTCCGACGATCGTGTTCGAGTACCCAGAGGGCTACATCAGCAAACGCCAGGTACCCTGCGAGCAAGCAGGGCAGCTGTGCGAAGCTGTCGGTGCCTTCCCCGAGGAGCATGCGCCGTCTTTCTGCGTGGTGCACCACCTGAAGGAGCTGGGTTTCCTGGTCGCGGGGCTGTACTGCACGAGCAGCCAGATCTACATCGCTAACGTCAGCGGACGCAGCGAGACGATCGAGGATTGCTTGACGCTGTACAGCGGAGCTGACTTCGTCTACGACAGAAGCGCGCAGACTAACGACGCCGAGAAGGCCATGTTCCGCATGGCTATACGAGCTGCGTTCAACGCCGCCCTGCTGCTGAACCAGTTCGGATGCCGCAGGATCGGCCCGGAGAACCCGGCGCACTTCGCACGCTTGCAGCGGCAAGCGTACAGCGCCAGGAAAACGGACGCCGAACGGAAGGAGCGCGCGGAGCTCGCGTTACGTCTGCACCCTACGGTGTACGAGTTCGACCAGCAGGTCCTGCTGCGTAAGGCTATGCACGCGGATGCAACCGCTGCACGCGAAGGCGGCTGGACAGTCACGCCTCACCACCGGCGCGGCCATTACCGCACCATCAACGGTGTACCCTACTGGGTACGGCCGGCGTTCGTCAATGCCCGTCTGTTCAGCGGCGAGCTGAGCAGCACTTCGACTACTTACCGCAACTGACAGGAGCAGATCCGATGGAGCAGTACCTCGGCGCCAACGACGCAGATACGTCGTTGGCGTACTTCGGCTACCATGGCAGCAGCCCGATGCTGGAACCGCTGTATGCGGCAGTCAAGCAGCGGCTCGTGCAGCTGAGCAAGGAGACGTACAGCTGCTTCGACGGTTACGTCCGCTGCGTCGTCGACCTCGCGTACATCTGCGAAAGCGGCGATCGGCACGTGGTAGCGTACCGGTTCACGTCCGATGCCGCCTACGCCAAGTTCCACCGCGAGCTTATGGAGCTCGGCGGCAGTTCCCTCGCTCGTGGCGTATGGGAGCCGTTCCGCAACAGTTACCAGTTCCGCGAATGGTTAGGAGTCCGCGGATGAACGGAATGCAAGCTATAGCAGCTCGCTGCGGAGTGAGCGAGTACACGTGGCGCTGGCTTCCGGCGGACCCGGAAGCTGCGTACGCCTCCATCCAGGATGCGCCGGAGCTGGTGCAGCTCCTAGCGGGCGCAGGTGTCCCGCTGAACGAGCTGGAAGCGCCAGTCCGGTCGCTGTGCGGTACCGCGCCGGCGCTCGCGGAACGCGTGCTCCCCGAGCTGCGGTGGGGCACAGCGACCGGCGTGTACAACGCTGTGCACGCGCTGAGCGAAGTCCTCCCGGAGGCTGCGCTGTGCATGATGTACAGGGCGCAGTTTCCGCTAGCCAGTATCGCTGAACTGCTGATGGCGGCGGTGGACAAGCCGCTTCCGGAAGTCAGCGAGCCTCCAGCTCCTGTGCTCCTGGGCCGTCAGGAACGGGTGCGCGGCATATAAGCATCAGATGCCGAAACGGCTGCGCCCAGCAGCCGTCCAGCGGGCACGACCTCCCGCTGCTGACGAGGCAGGTCCCTCGGCGAAGGAGCTAGTTATGGACAGGTTCATCCTTCCGCTCGTGGAAGCGCTGCGGGGAGCCGGTTGCGAGGCGTCGTTCGAGCAGCCGAATTCCCTCGTCGTAGCAGGCTGCAGGTTCTACATCCACGGCCGACGCAACGCTGTATGGTTCCTCGGACGCCGTTTCGCTATAGCTCGCAAAGGTGACTTCGACCAGCAAGGTGCTTTACGCCTGCTGTTCGAGGAGCTGCCCTTCCGGCTCCAGCAGAAGAGCCGGCAGGAACGTGCGGAGCGTTTCCTGGCTGAGCTGAAGTTCCTGGTGCAGAAGGAAGTCGCGTCGCTCTCCTGGTGCAGCATAACGTCCATGCTAGCTATCCGAGCGACGAACGACGGCTTCGAGCTGAAGCTTTCCACGGACGACATCGTACGGTGCATGGCTGCTATCGACACACTGCAGGACACGGGGTTGGCGCTATGAAGACGCTGGAGCAGTTAGTCAGCGAATGCAACGTCAACGGTTTTGTGCCGCCGGAGCACGAGCCGAACCGCAGCAGCCGGAAGCTGACCCGGAAGCAGCGCAAGCTGCTGGAAGCTGCGGAGTACTTCAACGCGAAGCAGATGGACGCCTTGATGGCGCTCCTGCGCGGCGACGCGGTGCTTGCTACAGTCCGCGGCGAATCGTACGCCGTCAGGAGGTCGGGCGAGAGCTGGAACTTGCAGGGGCTCGGGGCAGACAGCGCCGAGCATACGGTGCTCGACGGCGAATGCAGCTGCCAGGATTGCCGTTTCCGCGGTAACGTCTGCAAGCACATCCTAGCAGTCAGGAGGTTGCAGCGATGATAGCTCTCACTCGCGAACTGCTGCACGCCCAGCACGCTGGACCCTTGCAGCTGTCTTCCGCCGGGCTTCTGCAGAGCGGGCTCGGCGGTTGTCCATGGCGCGTGGCGGTGGCGTCCATGCTGCTGTGCCGAACGCGCAAGATGCAAGCTCTGGCGGCGCTGAAGCAGCTATTCGCCCGCTGGCCGACAGCGGGCGACCTCGCTCGCGCCGATGCTGCGGAGGTGGAAGCTGCGGTTAGATCGTGCGGGTTTCACCGCCAGCGAGCAAGGCAACTCGTGCGTTTCTCCGGGGCGTACCTCACGCCCTACTGGAACCGCCTGGAGGAGCTGCCCGGTATCGGTGTGTACGTAGCGGACGCAGTGGGCCTCGTCTGCTTCGGTTGCACTGAGCTGCGATGCAACGACGGCCCGCTTAACCTGGAGGCAAACCGTGTGGCACATGATCGTGGGATTGCTCTGGCTGCTGATCGACCAGCTGCTGGAGTTGGCCGCGAAACTCTTCCGTAAGGAGTGATGCATGGACAGTTTTTTGCGTGAAGCTAAGGAGCACCTGGACAACGCTATCCGTATGGATGCCGCATGCCCACGCGGCCAGTTACTGCCAGGCAACGCCATGGTGGAAGCTGGAGCGGCTGCAGAGCGTCTGCAGGAGTACCTCGCTAGCTTGCGTTCGATAAGCAAGCAGCGAGTGACTGTGAAGTTCCTGCGGTGGTACAGACCCCTGCAGGATCAGCTGTTCGTGCGGTGGGACGAAGCTGTGCAGTTTGCTGTGCTGCGCCTGATGCTGCGTTACACGGACATCGACATACGGCACGTAGCGTCAGCAGCTGATGGCAGCCTGCAGGAGATCGCGATAGTCGCAGACGACCAGGAGATCCGTGTCGTGTACAAGGAGACGTGCGATGGATAACTGGAGGCTAGTATGGCGCCAGGGTATCGCTCCTGTGCTGAATGTGCTGGAGCTAGCAGCTCTGGAACGGGCGCTGCTGACGGACGACCCCGCCCTGCAGCAAGGCGCCACCGTGCAGTGCAATTGGCGGATAGTAGCAGCGTGCGCCTTGACTTACGGCGCTTGGAAAACGGAGGGTCTGAAGACCGGCAGCAGCGTATGCGACGCTTTCAACTGCATCTGCTTTGAAGCTGACATGCGGCTTGACCCTTGCAACAGCGTCTGCGAATTCCTGCACTGGTTCGACGAGACACCCCGTGCGGAGATGCGAGCGGCGATGCTGCCGGAAGTGTCACGCGAACTCGCACGGCGCGCTGTCACCATGGAACGTTCCGGTCCGTCTCCGCGGGTCGCCGCCCCTGCAGCTCCTTGACGGATTCCAGGACGCTGCGGTATACCGCGTGCGGACCGCGCAGTTTCGCGAGCTTGGTGCAGTCCAAATTGCAGCTGCGCGGTCCGCTGCGGTCCTCCACCTTCTCCACCGAAGCTCCTGTCAGCTCCGCCACGCTGATAGCTGTGCACATCGCTGGCATGCTGCACTGTGCGGCGTTCACTGTGCCGACCCACCGCTGTTCGATGGCGTCCACCACCAGCTCCGCTGCATCGCGTACATGGATCACAGGCTTCCAGGACAGCGGGTTCCACACGTTGATCCTGCCAGTCGTCCACGCCTCCGTCGCGAAGGCGTTGACTGCTAGATCCGTGCGCGTGCGGCAGCCTGGGGCGCCTAGTCCCATGAACGAACCGAAGCGCAGTATGCAGTGCCGGTCCATGCCGCGTGCTCGCACCAGCTCCTCCGCCTTCACCTTCGCTCGCGTGTAGGCGCAGTTGGGCGACACTTGCGTCTCCTCGCTGCACAGTCCGGCGTCCCGGTCCCCGTATACGCTAGCTGTCGATGCGAACACGAAGCACGGCACCGCCTGCTGCGCGAACAGCAACCTGCGCGTCATCTCGACGCACAGGCTCTGCAGGTGCGCGTGCTCGCTTCCTGCGACAGCGTACCAGCCGAGGTGCACGACGGAATCGACCGGTCCGTTGCCGCGCAGCTTACGCTCGTGCGAATCGAACGCCAGCACACCGTGCCCGCGCTCCTTGAGCACCTCGAGCAGCCATCCGCCGAGGTAACCGTCCGCTCCAGTGACTAGGGTAGGCATAGGACGCTCTCCGTTACGGTGCAAAAAGTCTGCTCGCGCGGCCACTGCTTCAGCAGACCGGGCAGCGCAGCTTTCAGCCAGTTATTGCACACGTTATGCGTGTGCCCGTGCCAGTGGGGGCGATCGTCGCAGGCGTAGAAGCCGTGCTTGCACAGCGGCCCCAGCACCGGGACATCGCGCGTGTGCAGCGCTACAGCGTACCCGAGGCTGCTGAGCACGCTGACATGCGCCGGAGCTATGTACCAGCCCGGCGGGCGGAACACCTTGGCGTACTGCGGACCGACCGCACGCAGTGCCCTGTGCAGCTGCATAGGCGTCAGCGATCGCAACTCCTCGTTCGGTTCGTGCGTCGAACCGTGGACACCGAGCTCCAACCACGGCCTAGCTGCTGCGAACGCCAGCAGCTGATCGCTGGTGCGGGCGGGCACCGTGAACAGCGTCGCGCGGAACTGCGGGTACGCCGCACGTAAAGTATCCATCTCCGCCAAGCAGTCGTACGTGTCGCAGAAATCGTCCACGTCGAACGTGACCGGCTGGTCTGCGAACCTCTGCAGCGACCAGCGTTTCTCCACCGCAGCGTCGCGATCGCGGCTGTAATCGAAAGTGCTCAGGAAGTTGCTGCCGTGCACCAGGACGCAGAACCGCCACGCCGGCAGAACTTGGCACGGCAGCTCAGCTCGCACCCTGCTGTGGTCGCCGATGCGGTGCCATATAGCTGCGTAGCAATCGCGGTACTGATCGTACGGTATCATGAGCGTGTGGAATGGGCTGCTCGGGTTGACGTAGCAGCCGACGCGCCCGGTGCTCAGCTCGTGGATGTAACCGCGAGCAAATACGCTCGCTTCCACCCTGCCGCTCAGCATCGGTCTGCAATCCGCAACTAGCTGCAAGGCGTCGGGAGCGAACAGATCGTCGCTGTCGATACGTGTGATGTAGACGCAGTCGCAGGGCTCGACTTGCAGCGCCCCGTCGCCGAACGTGACAGCGGAACCTTCTGGCAGCCGCGGCAGGAGCTTCTCCACGCAGTGCTGCATGCCAGCTTCGCAGTTGATCCACAGCGTCCAATCCTGGCACCGGTTGCGTCGCAAGCTGCGCAGCGTGTGTTCCGCGAAGAAGGCGTAGCGTCTGTCGAGCCACGCCTGGTCGATGTCAGCTCTGCGCCTGTCGAAACGCACTTTTACAAGGTGCTTCATTCCTTCCTCGCTATGCATTGCCTGAACTGGTGCTCCAAGGACATGCGGGGCCGCATAGCTGCGAACGCATCCCACGCATCCTTCGGTTGCGCGCGTAAGCATCTGCTCGCCCAGCGGTAGTCGTCCGCGACGAGGAAACCGCCCGGTTCCAGGAGCTCCCAGCTGAGCAGCAAGTCACTGAGCACGGTCAGCCCCTCATGGCAGCCGTCGATGTGCACCAAGCTGAACCTGCGGTGCTCTTGCACCAGCATCGTCAGGGCGTCGATGCTGCGAGCTTTGAGCTTGCGCAGCTTGCCGATGTACGGAGCTAGGTTCCTGTCGAACTCGTGCTCCGCCGTCGCTGTGCTGAAGCCGAGCACCTTGTCCTTCCCGTCCCATGTATCCACGCACGTCAGCGTGGACTGCGGATGCGTCAGCATCTCCTGCACGATCCACAGCGCGCTGCGCCCCTCGTACGAACCGACCTCCAGGGCATCCATGGGTTTGCTGCAGAACAGCGGAGCCATGGCGTCGCGCCAGTACGGTATATGCCGCGAGAACCAATCCTCGCCTTTCATGCTGCTCTGCTCCTGAACCAGCGCACGGTTCGCTGCAAGCCCTCGTCGAACGTCACAGGCACCCAGTCCGGGAACAGCGTGCGGTACTTGGCGCAGTCCAACCCCTGCGAGCGTATCTGCGGGGTACTGTGCGGCACCGCGTCGTACCAGTCAGCAGCTTTGCCGCACATCTGTAGCAGCTTGTGCACCACCTCGAGCACGCTGTACCTCTCGCCGCAACCGACGTTGTACGCTCCTGACGGCGCATCCACCAGCGACAAGTACGCTTGCACAGCATCGTCGATGTACAGCCATTCGCGCACGTTGCCTTCCGCCCCCTGGTGCACGATGGGCTTTTCGCCCTGCTGTATACGGTGCAGCGTCCCCGCTACGAGCGTCGTGCGGTTGTACTGGCCCGGTCCGTACGTGTTCGCGCAACGCAGCACCTTCACCGGCAGCTGCCACAGGCGCATGTAATCGCGGGCCAGCTCGTCCGCCACGCGCTTCGTGACGGAGTAGAAATCCGCTTCGCTCGCTAACTGGTCCGTCTCGCTGCGTACGCCGTCCTGCCCGTAAGCTTTATCGCTGCTGGCGAGGAGCACGCTGCTGACTCCGTACTTGCGGCAGCTCTCCAGGACATTGAGCGTGCCGCAGACGTTGGTGCCGTACGTCGTAGCTGGGTCGGCGTAGCTCCTCGCTACCTCCGTCTGCGCAGCTAGGTGGAACACGGTATCCGGCCGGTAGCCGAAGAACACGCTGTCCACCGCCCTCCTGTCCCTCACGTCGGAACGGCCCTCCAGCAAGTCTATCCGCTGCACATCGCAACCGAGCTTGCGCAGAGCTCCGCACAGCGCACGGCCTATGAAGCCTTTGCCCCCGGTCACTAAGCACTTATGCATGCTGCTGGCCTCCTGAATACGGATGTGCAGTGGTAATGGACGGCGCCAGTCTTGCGCACGTGCTGCCCATCGAGCACGCAGCAGTCCCAGCATGCGAGTTCCGCTAACGCCGGCTGCAGCATCGGCCAGTGCGAATCGTCAAGCACCATGAGCCCGTCCAGCCTCAGCTTCGGCACCGCCGCACGCAAGCACGCTGACCGCTGCTCGTCCTCGCAGTCCACGAGCACCAGGTCGTACCACAGTTCCGGCACCGCCCGCACGCAGAAGGCATCAGCCATGCGGTTCGTCTCGACGAGCGTCACTGTCCGTTCGCACTGCAGCTCGCGCAGCGCCGTACGTACTGCATCAGCCCATCCGCGGTGGTGCTCCACGCTAGTCACTTCGCAGCCCTGCAGCGCGAACCACACGGTGCTCCAGCCGCTGCCGTACTCTAGCACGCGTGGTGGTTTAGCGCACCCGAGCAGGTGCGCCGACAGCCTGTGCTGCACGCTCGGCAGAAGCTCAGGCGTCCACGGCGGAGCGAGGACCATAGGCGGGTCAGTCATTGCAGAGCGACCTCCATCCTGCAGCTACGGCTGCGTCCACGAACTCGTTACGCTCAGCGAGATGCTGCGGCCTCCTGTACAGCGCTTCAGCTCCGGTGTTGCCGGGCAAGTCAGCAGCGACAGCATCCTGCTCCAGCGGAAGGACGTAGCTCGGCAGCCGCAGGAACAGCTGCACACCGAGGTTCAGCAGCAGGTCCTCGTGCATAAGCACCAAGTGAGCGGGGATATGCCGCCGGAGCAGGAGGGCGTACGGCAGCTGGTCGCACCTCACGAGCTGCATCCTGCACACGTTGTCCGTCCGCGCTGATGTTCCAGGCGTACGTAGCGAGTTGCCGTACATGTACCGCTTCCCCGCTTCCTCCTTGAACCTGCGGCCGTACTGGCCGATAGCAGCGAACTTGCCGTCCACCCTGCTCGCTGCTAGGACAAGGTGCTCCAGCGCCGTCGGATGCGGCAGCAGATCGTCGTCAGCGAACAGCACGTGTTCGCAATCGTTGCACAGTAGAGCAGGCGCAAATTTGCAGGAGCAGCTGCTGTTGACGCGCCACCTCCACACGTCGTCGGCACCTGCCAGCTCGTGCAGCGGGTAACGCTCCTCAGCTGTGTACGGCCGGTTGTCAACGACGACGATGCGAGCGGGCTTCGCTGTCTGCTTCCGCCACGCGTTTATGCACAGCGGCAGATTCTGCGGCCGGCTGTAGTTCGTCAGCACGACGAGCACGCTCATCGTAACGCCTCCGGAAGCTCGCCGACGAACGGTACGACGCTAGCTCCATGTGGCAGTCGCTGCCCAAGCTGCCAAGTCTCGTACGCGCGCCTGCAGTCGACGTACATGCGGCGCGACGAGCTCTCGCCCCGCGCTTCGTAGTACCGGTGCTTCGCTGCTCGCACCACGGTGCGGCTGGCGTAACCGGTGTGGATGCACTCGGGTGAACCGTATATGCGGTTGTACCGCAGCACAGCTGAATTCAGCAGCTTGCTGCCGACTTCGGGCCAGTTATGGTTCCTGCAGTACCGCATACCCGGCAACCACCGCCAACCGCGGCAGTGCGGCACCGACCAGTACCCACCGACTGCTTCCAGCTCCCCGAGCTTGCGCGACGCGATGCAAGCTGGCCGCCAGAGGTGCCTCTGCTTCAGCATGAACCCGGTGCACGGTCCATGCAGGTCGCGCTCCAGCATGAGCATCGTACGTAGCTGCGTGTCGCGGGAGTAGAACTCGTCGGCATCGACGACCCACACGGCATCCGGCCTTACGCTCTCCGCCGCGTCCAGGTACTTCTGCCGAGCTACGCATTTGCTCTGCGCAGGATCCGACGTCCCGAACAGCCCGAGCTTCGTGTGCACGATACGGTCATCGCTGCGAGCTAGCTCCTCCAGCCATTCCGTCGTACCGTCTGTGCTCAGCCCGTCGCGGACGTTGCTAGGGTTGCACTGGGCGTACACGCGATCCGCCCCCTCCACGAACACCCACTGGACCATGGAGGGCCACAGTTTATGCTGTTCGTACAGACGCGGCAGCCATTCCATCTCGTTCAAGCACAGAGTAGCTAGCACTACTTGCATAGCAGCTCCAAGTACTCCAGCGCTTTCTCGCGTCGGCCGCGCAGCACGCGTACTGCCCACGAGTGCAAGGCGTTCAACCTCTGCCTGCGCTCCTCGCAGCCGCAATCGCGGCCCAACCAGCGGCTCACACGCTCCGCATCGGCGCCTGCTGCAGCTAGCGCTGCGGATACAGCATCGCCAAGCATCATAACGTCAAGCAGTCGAACTGCTCCCCCTGGAAGGATGGCGACTGCGGGAACCTCCCGTGCCCCATGGTGCTGCGGTCGCCCATGTGCTGCACGAGCGACGGGTTGCAGCACATCTCCTTGTACCCGGCGTTAGTCAAGCACGTGATGATGCCGCCGTCCACAGCTTGCCAACCGCGCTTCGCATCGGCTGCGCGGTCCAGCATGTAGCTGCGTGTCAGCAGCTCGATGGTGCCCTGCCTGTCGAATACCAACGCCAAAGCGCCTTTGCCGCACTGGTTGCTCGGGAAGAAGCCCGCGTACTTCGCTAGCTTCTGGTTCTCCGGGAACGTGTACAGGTTCCAGTACACCTTACCATCCATACGCTGCTTGTCCAAGTACTGACGCACGTTGCGCGAAAGCACGATGTCATCCTGGAAGATGGCGTACCGCGAGGCGCAGGGTTCGCGCAAGTACAGTTCCGCGAGCGACAGTATCCAGTTACCAGCAGTCAGCACGCGCGGCCAGCGAGCAGTGATATCGCAGCTGTGACCGTGCGCTTTCAGCACGCGTTCCCACGCCAGCGGATCGCTGTCGCCGTCGACGAACACCCGCGGGTCCGGGAACCCGGCATTACGCAGCGACGAGAGCGTGCTGAGCAGCAAGTTGTCACGCCGTTCTAGCACCGCCGTAACACCGTACATCCACATGGGAGCTGGCCTCACTGCAGGCTCCTTGTAGTCTTTGCATTCGCGGCAGCAAGCTGTATCCTGCACGCGTATATGCGCCGTGCAGCGTTCATGCAAGGCGCAGTCGAACACGTGCAAACGTACGCGGCCCTGGCATGCGCCGCATTCCGCCTCGTCTACCTGCCCGCCGCGGTGAATGCACACAGCTCTGCGTATGCTGTCCCATAATCTGCGGTAAGCTTCGGACAGCTGCGGTGAGCAGTTGACGCCTGCGCACAGCTCCCACCGCCTACCGACCATGGGCGATACACCACGGTGGCAGTTCATGTTCGGGCTCGGGCATATGCACGGTAGCGTCATTGCGATATCGTTATGTCGAAGCTGCAGTTACCGCACGGGCTCATGAAGCTGATGTTGTGCCACTGTATAAGCAGCGGGCTGCACGACACGAGCCCGCCCGTCGCACCGCTGAAGTTGAGCGTCACTGGCACGCCGTTGCACAGCACGCTCGGTAAGCACGTTACGGTGTCGAAGCCGAACAGCAAGGCGCCACCGATGCACGCGTACTGGACGTAGTACACCCCGTTGCCAGGGCCAGTAGTGAACGTGTTGCTTACGATGCAGAATACGCAGTCCCCCGTCACGTTCGTCACCGTCGCAAACAGCAGCGTCAAGTCGTAATGGTGCCCGGGGCAGCAACCGAGGTGGCCAGTGCCGGTGCCCGTGCCCTTGCTCCCGGACCCTGTGGCTGTGCCGGTGCTGCCCGTGCCAGTGGGGACCGGCGCCCCGCCGTGCTCGCAGCTGATGGCGTACCATGCGCCGTACTTATCGCGCACGAGCTCGACGAACACGTCACCCGGGATCGGCTGCTTGCAGAGGTTGTACACCGTCAGCGGATCCATCGCTACTTTGACAAGCGTCTTCTTGCCGTTGAGATTCAGCAGCTGGTAGACGGTGCACTGCCCTTCGCCGGGGTACGCGTACGCTTTGGACGGATCCTGGCTCGTGCCGGTGTACTCGCCCTTGCCCGTGCCGATGCCGATGTCGCCAGTGAGCCCGGGGATGCCCTGGTCCGTCGTGCGGCCGACGTACATCTCAGGAGCCTGATGCTCCTGGTGGTCGATGCTGCCTTCGTTAGCGCGCATGCGCGTGCTGACGATGTCCCCCTGGAACCAGCGCACCAGCTGCTTCAGCACCTTGGCATCGTGGTCAGTTATGATGTACGGCAAACACTACTCCGGGAACACAGTCAGCATGCAGTTAGCTACGCCACGCTGGCACCTGGCGTACACAGCAGCGGCTGGGCACATCCGGATGGACAAGCCCGGCAGGACGTACGCGTCAGCTTGCAGCGGTTCGCGGAACGCCACTTCCAGCACCGCAGTCCTTGTCTCAGCCAGCGCAGCTTCGCTCGGTACGACGGGCGAGTATTTGCCCGTCTCGTTAGCGAGGACTACCATGCTGGGCACCACCACCCAGCCGAAATCCAGCTTCTGCCATGTTTCGCCGATACGCAGCCTGCGCGGGCCGAACGGCTGCTCGTCCTCGGTGCTTTTGAGCCAATGGCTGGTGCGAGCTTCCGCGCACACGGGCTGGCCGGTCGGCGGCTGGTACGCCACCGTCTCCACCAGAACGAGCCGGCACCGTGGTACGCCGTAATCCGGCGCCGCAAACGTCGCTTCCATACTGCACCTCAGAAGAACAGCGGTATACCGAGCAGCGAAAAATCGCTCTCGTAGTAGTACTCCACGTGTATGCTGCCCTCCATCGTCTGGTCCGTCCCGGTGCCCGTCCCCTGCACGACGGTGCGGGCCGGTACGCCGTGGCCGTTGAGGATGCCGCGCATGTTCTCGCCGTGCACGTCCTTCCACCGGATGAAGTGCGTCGGGTTCGTCGGGTCCGGCGACGCGCCCGCGATCTGCTCCAGCACCCAATGGCCCGTGCCGGCGTCCCAATGGCCCTTGAGCACCTTCGTCGCTTCGTCGCGGATGTCGCGGTCGAACCCGCTCACCAGGTGCAGCGAATGCGTACCGGTGCCCAGTATGCTGCCAGCGAGTTTTGTGCGGATGTCGAACGTCAGCGTGCGCTCGTAGTAGTACGAGCAGATGCCGAAGTACTTGCGGTCCCATGGAGCTTCGCTGAGCTTGATGCACCGCGGCGGCAAGCCCCACAGCGGGAATGCGTTGACGGTGTCGATCATCTGCTGGGGCAGCATGTACCCCTGGTACGCCGATGCGACGTTCTGCACGATCGTTATCTGCGCGCGGTTGTGGTCCCACTCGTTCTGCGGACCGCGGATGTTCTCGAACGCGCTGTTGACGATATCCTTGCCGAACCGGTCCTTGATGCCCTCCTCCTGGTATTTGTTGTACTTGCCGCTGATCTTGGGCGGCACCAGCAGCGGATCGCTCGTCTGCTCCGTCATGCAGGCGCACTTGTCCGGGTCGACTGGCTTCGTGCTGAACGTGAACGTCAGATCGAACTGGTTGAACGGCTCGTTCTCCAGCACCGACTTGACGTCGCAGTCCCACCGGCACCAAGCGAACACGTCCACGTCGCCCGGCCCCGACGGCTTGACGTTGAACGACCATATGCTGCCGTACGTCGGTAGGCCCGGAGTCTGCAGGGCGGTAGCTGGACCCTCGGTGTCGCCCGCCATCCGCACGCGGAACGTAACTTTGTACTCGCGGTAGCTGCAGTCGTCGCGCTTGACGCTCCACGTGCGTACGCCTGTGATCGTACCAGCCATGCTACAGATCCAGCGGCAGTAAGCCGCCGCCCCTGGCTATCAGATCGCGGATCTCGCGGAGGAGCCGCTCCTGCATGCCCTCCTCCGTCTCCTTCGCTACACCTGCTTCAGCCGGCGCCGGTATCTTCGCTTCCACCGTCAGCGGAGGCGCCGCATTGCTGCCCGTGGTCGTGACCACGTCCCCGCGGGCTGCAGCTACTGCAGCTGCGGCTACGTCCGGGAACATGGACGCAAGCTTATCCTGGTACTCCTTCAGCGCCACGATGTCCTCGACGGTGCCTACGAGGGCGGAATTGAACTTGTGCACTTCCTTCTCCGCCTTCGCGTACTGCTGGCGAGCGACGTCGGGCAGCTTCGCCACTTCTTCCGCGCCCTTCTGGCCGCCCATGCCGATGATGACTGCGAGGTCGTCGCGCAGCTTCTGCAGCTGCGCGCGAGCTGCTTTCACTTCCTCCGTCTCCGGACCGACGTCGAACGCAGCGGCAGCAGCCTGCAGCCTGAGCTGCGCGAGCTTCGCTGCTGACTTCTCGGCATCGTGCACCATGCGGTCCGTCTTGTTCATGATGCGGTCCAGCTGCTTGTCCGTCACGAGCAGCTGATGCAGACCGACGACATCCAGCACGTCGATCATCTGACGGAGCCCGCGGATCAGCGCCTGACCGAACGACAGCTCGAACTTCGCTGACACGAGGTCCCACAGCGCGATGAAGCCGTCCTGCACGAATTTCCACAGCGGCGGCCACAGCTGCTTCACTTGCGCCACAGCCAGGGCGAACCCGGCTTTCAGCAGCTCCCACGCCAGCGGCAAATCCTCCTGCGCAGCAGCTGCTACGTCCTGCAGGATAGACCACCATTCCTTGAGCATGCTGCTGACGGCGCCCACAGGCCCAGCAGGCGTACCGAGCCGCAGTACAGCGTCCAGCAGCCCGCTCACAGCGCTGTACGCGCCTTTTGCAGCTGCGTACACCGTAACGATCGCTAGACCGATCGCTACTACCGCTGCTGCAGCTGCTAGCAGCGCCACCGGCGCCAGGAGGGTGTTCAGCACGAGCAGCGCGGCGTTCCACAGCCATGTTGCTACTTTGGCTACGAGCACCGCCGCAGTCCATGCGACGCTAGCAGCCGTGCTAGCTACCCAGTAAGCGGTGCTCAGCAGCTGCTGCACGTGCAGAATGCTCAGCGCGGTGCTCAGCAAGCTAGCAGCGAGCGCCGCCAGCTTGAACGCCACCACCACCGCCGCTACTGCTCCTGCAGCTAGCACCAGCGCCAGCACGAGTTTGCGGTTGCGGTCTGCAAAAGCAGTGACCCACGCGATCGCGGACTGCAGCGCACCAGCTGCCCTGTCCCGGAACTCGACCGCCATGCGCCCAGCTTCCTGCCACGCGGGCCCGACGCCGCCCACCGCTTGTACCCACACGGCTAGGGCGGTGCCGATCGCAGCTATCGCGAATGCGATCGGGTTGAGCGTCACCATGGCCAGTATACTCGTAGCGCGCATAGCGGGGCCGACAGCGAGGAACGCCGCAGCTACAGCTGCTAGGCTGACTATCAGCTGCTTCTTCTGGTCGTTGAGGCTGCGCACCCAGATGACCGCTTCTTTGAACCATGTGACGACGGGCTTGATGCCCTCCGACACGACGGTGCCGAAATCCGCGATCAGCTCGATGTACCTGTTGTGCAGCTGCTTCAGCTGGCCGCTAGCTGTCTCCACCTCGCGAGTTAGCGTCCTCTGGCCAGTAACGAGCAGGGCGTTGTAGCGGGTGACGACTTCCGTCTCGTCCTTCACGCCGCGCAGCTCCGGGATCATGCGGGCGAACCGCATCGCCCCTTTCACGTCCCCCGTCTCCATCATCTGCACGAACCGCAGAGCCATCTGCGACGCGATGCCGCTCGCAGCCGACAGCTGGATGCTCTTCTCGACCGCATTCTCAGCAGCTTTGCCGGTGAGGTTGAACGCTTCCGCGCGCTTCAGCAGCTGGAGCACCTCCAGCTGGCCGAGGGTGGTGCTCTCGCTCGTCGCCTTAGCGAACCGTTCGTACTCCCTGAGCGTGGCGTCCACCGCACGCCCGTGCCCCTCCAAGCTAGCAGTAAGCCGCATCACTGTCTCCTCGCGGCCAGCGAACGCGCTGAACGCCTGCCGCAAGTAGCTCGTGATGCCGAACGAGCCTAGGGCGTAAGCTGCAGTAGCAGCGAAACCGCGCAGCGTGGAACCGAAGCTTTCCACCTGCGCGGCCACTCTCTGCACAGTAGCTGCGGTGCTGATAGTAGCCTGCGAAGCTTGCTGCAGCATGCTGATGTAAGTGCTGCCATCGCCCCGCAACCGGCATACCATCTCCTCAAGTACAGTCTGGTTCACTGGCTGCCCTCAGCCTAGCTTCGAATACCAGCTTCGTTATGCCCTTCGCTGCCTGCTCGCGTGTGACCCGCTTGAGCCCCGGCAAGTCCGCTGTATCGCGGAGCTTGCTCCGCAGGCGCAGGTCCTCCAGCTTTACGTCCTTCGCATGCGTCCTTCGCACTTCCGCCGCTATGCTCATGGCGTAGTAATCGCTGCGGTCCGGCCTGTCCATCTCGCTTTCGAGCCAGCGCAGCCACGCGGCGTACTGCCGGTGCGTCACCGGCCCGGGCCAGCCGAAGCACTCGTGGAGGTGCTTCCCGTGACGCTCGGCGTAGAGGAACCATCCGGCGTACTGCTCGTCCCGTTTTTTGCTTGCTCGCTTTCCGCGAGCAGCTTCTGCAGCTTGTCGATCCGCTCCTTGATGGCGTCCGGCGGCGGACGCTCCTCCAGCTCGCTGATCTCCTGGCACCTGTCGTACAGAGCTTTCAGGATGCGGCCGGGCCACCGCTTCAGCTCCACAGCGGGCACCAGTTTACCGCCGCAGTACACGCAGTGCGACAGCAGAGCTACTTCGCCGTCAGCCATGCTGCCGATTGCGACCGGCTGGCCCGTGCCGGGGTCGAATTTGGCGCCTTGCATGATCGCGTTGCGCCACACCCTGACGGCTTCGCCGTCTGCTTCGCGCAGTTCGTACTGCTTGCTGCCGTACGCGAACTCCACCTTGCGCGGTTCCAAGCTGCTGAAATCGAGCATGCTACGTACCGGACGCCGGCGTGTAGACCGGCCCCGCCTCCACAAAGTTCATCGGATCCCAGTTGGTTATGACGATCGTCACAGTCGCTTCCGGAAATTCGCCCTCCTTCAGCTCCGCGGGCTCCCACTTCTGCATGTAGCCCCAGAAGGACCACGAGCTGTTGTCCGGGAAGTGCACCGTGATGCTCTGTTCGATGTTCGTCTGCGCCAGAATGTCCACGATGACGTCCGGATCGTACGCCGCAGCGAACGAGCCGTCCGACAGCGTTTTCAGATGCCTAGCTGCCTTGGTGCGGTACGCGTTGTTGTGCATTGTCGTCGTGTCGATGCCCTCCCCGCCGTCCACACCCGGTGATTTGACTTGCTTCTCCCACAGCTGAATCGCGGGCTTGTTAGCGAACGCCCACAGCGCGCGGTACCCGTCCGGCATCTTGAAGCCGGTCGGCGTGGACCGCGCGACAACGGTAGGTGCGGCCATTTACAGCTCCTGCAGTGCAGTCTGCGCGTTGATAGTGAACAAGTTACGCTTGCTGCGCGGGTTATCCACGCCCAGCGGGATAACGTCACCGATCCTGTTGATGTCGTGGACGTAGAACTTGCTGGCACCCAGCGTCACAGTATTCTGGTACACCGTCTCCGCCAGCGCCGTGTGTATTGCATCAGCTCTGGTGTAGCCGGTCGGGTAGTCGGTGCTCCTCACTCGCACCTGGAACCCGTCGAAACCGAGCACTTCGCCGGTCGGCTGCGCCCTCTCGTACTTCGCGCCTACCAAATCGTACAGCGTTATGCAATCGTCCGGGTCCGACGGCTCGTTGCTGACGTATATCGGCCACGCCGAGTTGCTAGCAGGATCGCTGCCCAGCCCCAAGTTAACGAACAGCACCCTCAGCACCTCAGCTGGCGAAGCCATGTCACTCCCTCCTCGGAGCGAGCGATTCCAGCGCCACCGTAGCTGCGTTCGGCAGGAACTCGGGGACCGGCTGCAGCGTCTTGCCGGGCGTCCCCTCCAGCCTGACGAATGCGCTCGCTTTCAACGCCCCCGTCGCTACTGGCACCAGCTTCACGCTGTAGTCCATGAGCTGGCGAGCCATGCGCAGCAGAGCCTGCCCGAGCGGTTTACCGGCTTGCAAGTCCATACGCACCATGAGCCCGAGCTCGCGGGCATGCGCTTTCGCGGGCTGCGTCAGGAACTTCGCCTGCCCCTCCGCGTGCTTCTTCTCCATATCCTCGTGCACGAACAAGGCGTACGGTGCGCTGTAACCGACGGCTGCAGTAGCGGCGAAATCCTTCACTGCTTGCCGCATGCGGCTCTGCAACTGCGCCACCACCGCTGCTGCACCCAGCAGTTCAGCCATGCCTGCGGTACCTCATCAGCCCGAGCTGCCGGAACACCGCGCTGTTGCGCAAGTCCGGGATACGGCTCGTCGTCTTCACCTCGTACAGGTCCCCCTGCGAGCTTACGCTGCCTGTACCGGCACCGTTCCACTCCTCCAGCGTACCGCGCCACATCCTGCTGCCGATAGCTATATCCTTGCTGACAATGACGCTCGCATCCAGCGACACAGTATTGCCCTTCGGGTCCATCGCTTCGCTGCGGTTGTCGTTCCACCGCACACCATGGTACGGTGGGAGCAGTTCCTGCACAGGACCGACAGTGTGCTGCCCGTAGCCGTCGTACCCAGCGAAGGGCCACAGGAGCGCGGTCTGCAGCAGGTACGCTATTTCCTGATCGGGCAAAGTTTCTCCTCAAGCGGTTTTGCGGGTTGCTCGTAGCGTGAGTCCCAACCCGGCGGTATGTCCTCTACGCTCAACGGAGCCAAGTACCGACGTAACGCGCGCCGTACGCTCCCGTCTACATTCAGCAGGAATTGCCCCTTGCTATCCGTCGCAAGGCACTCGACCCAGCCGGTGTGCGTATCGCCGCATACAGGATGCTGGAGCAGATGCCCGTTCATATCGCGCACAATGCCACGATCGCCGCTATCGCTGCTAAAAGAAGCCATTGTGATGGTGCCTCCTGGGGCTGCTGAGCGACACGCCCTGCGCGAACGCGCGTTTATCCAGTATACGCAACGCCCCGCTGGTATCCACGCTCATGGCCATCTGCCCGTACACGGTGCTCTCCAGGTACATCGCTGTCTGCCCCTGGAAGCTGGCGCTGGCGCCTCCTGTGCTCTTGCTGCTGAACAGCTGGTCCATACGCGTGTAACAGTGGGCGGATAGCCAGCGCTCGATCAGCTCCAGCTGGGCGTCGCTGAGCGTCGCAGGAGTCAGCTTCGCCCCTGCGATGGACACCACCTGGTCGACGATCACGGTGGCGGTGTCGATGAACGGCTGCAAATCGGTGGCGCCGTCCCAGTTGCGGCCGAGCACACCCTGCACTTGGCTCACTGTCGTACGCGGCATATCACGACCCCTCCGCAGTGCGTGCGGCGTTAGGCACGCTGCCCGGTTTCAGCACCGGGTACTTGCCAGCGAGCATATCCAGAGGTGCTAAGAACGTGATCCTCTGCCCCTTTCTCTTGCGGGCGGGCAGGTCCAGATCGAACAGCGCCTTCTGCTGCGCCGGAGGCGGCGCCGGCGGCGGAGGCGGAAGCGCCGTGCCGCTCAGAGCAGCTAGCAGCTTCGCGAACACCGGCGTACCGAGCCCGGTGCACGGGTCCCAGCCAGCTCTTGCGATGTAGTTGCCGTTGTTGCCGCTGATGATGTCCCGGAACCCGGCGGCGGTGCGGTAGAACTGCGGGTTCAGGAAGCTGATCGGCTTGCCGAACTTGGCTTGCAATCCTGCGCAGATCGCAGCCCACAGCGGCGCTGCCGCGGATGTACCGCCGATGACTTGCGTCCCGCCGTGCAGCGGTACCAGGTAGCCCGTCTGCGGGTCGGCGTTGGCAGCGACATCCGGCACACCGCGCCCGGGGATGGACGCCAGCCCGTTCTGGTAGCTGGGGACTTGGTAGAGCGCGGAGTAACCGCCGCCGGTGGCACCGCCTCCTGGCCCGTCGTTCCACACGACTTCGCTCTGGATGCCGCCGGCGCCACCGACGAGCGTGGTACCGCCCACGCCGATGACGGACGGATCGCTGGCTGGGAAGTCGACGTTGTTGCCGGAAGCTCCGTCGCTGCTGCCGTTGTCACCGGCAGCTACGAAAACGTTCATGCCAGCTGCGGCGATCTGCATGTACAGCGCCGAGAGTCCGCGCCGGCCAGCTGTATCCCAGCCCTGCTCGTACTGGCCCCAGCTCACGCTGCCGATCGGCTTGCGGGCGTCGCTGAGGTGGTGCTGAGCGATCGCAGAGAAACCCGCGTCGCTGTTAGGCGCCTTCGCTACAGCGATTTTGGCGCCTCTGGCGGCGCCTGCGCATACGATATCCAGCATCACTTCGCCGTCGGCGTCGTCGTTCGCAGTCGGATCGTTCGTCTCGCCGAGGAGCCCGATGAACTCCACCTGCGGCGATGGGCGGTTGTACTGGGCGTAAAAGCGGTCCAGCGCCGACTGGTCGAAGTTGCCGCCCAGCTCGTACAGCAGGATCGTCTGCCCGGTGCAGTCGACGTCCGCCATCAGCCCGTAGTACGCCGCAACTTGGTCGGCGGTGTAGCTCAGGCTGATGCGATCTGGGAACCTAGCGTGCGGCAACTGGTGCCGCATGTAGCTGCGCACTCGAGTCACGTCGCCTCCTTAAGCACCGCCATTTCCGCCAGCTGGACATCGATGCGGCGCAACTCGACGTCCACGTAGCACTGGTCCAGCTCCTGCGGTGTGACGTTAGCAGCTGCAGCTCGCGCTAACGTACGCTGCGCGAGGCCGAACAGCAACTTGGCTCTGTGCAGGTTCAGCTCCGCTTCCGTCACTGCAAGCTCCCCTGCAAGTACTGCTGCAGGAGCTGAAGGAGGATGCTAAGGACTGGGCCCAGCAGCTTCAACGCATCGCCACCCTGCAGCGCGGATTCCATGCGTGCTGCAGCATCGGCGTGAGCCACGATCGCATGCGACGGTGGCACACCGATGTACAGCCCGTAGCACACGACAGCAGCGCTGCAGCGTACAGTCTCCGGGACGCTGACAGCAGCTCCGCGGAACTTGCTGATCAGCTTCAGCATCTCGGCGTCGGGCCGCGAAGGGCTGTCCAGACCGAACGGGTAGATCACAGCTAGCTCCTTGCAGCATGCGGGAGCGGGCGCCTCCCGCTGAAAGGAATGTCAGAAGCCCACGAACACGCGCGGCCCCGGGCGCGGCCTCCGGATCACTCGCACCCTGAACCCGAGGCCCGAGTACGTCGGCACGCCGGCGTACGCAGCTGCGTTAGCTGTTGCGCACGGGTCAGCTGCAGCGAAATCCACGGCCTCCGGCAGGGCGCTGTATTGCACCACGTGCTGTACGAACGAGTAGCTGGGCACCGCAGCGGGCACCAGCACACGTTCGCGCACGACGACCTGCTGCTGCTGCATGCCCCACGCATGCACCATGAGCGGCATCAGCAGCGAGAGCAGCGTAGCGGCGATGTACTTCACGTCTCACCTCCTTTTCGCTAGGAACTGGGAAATCTGCTCCATAGTCAACGGTTGGCCATCCTTGGGCATGCGGCGGTCCTTGTCCGTCGTCAGCAGCCTCAGCACGACAGCAGCTTTCTGCTCCTCCGTGTAGCTGTCGAAGTCCTGCACCCGGAATTTACCCTTGGCATCCTTGCCGGCGTGGCAGCCGGCGCACTTCTGCTGGCGTATTTCCGACGACGCTACCGCCACCGGCACCGTCGGTTCCTCCGCCACGCCTTGCCCGCTCCCCTGCACCACCGTCGTAGTCCTGGAGCTGGGCGGAAGTTCCGCAGCTCTGAGGGCGTTCGCAGCAGCGTTGCCCTTGGCCAAGTACTCCATGATGCGTGCCTGGTTGTCCGCGAGCCCAGTCAAGCTGGCGTTGAACTGCGACACCGCATCGCCAGCGAGCCCCTGAGCTCCTCTCGCTAGCTGCGAGCTCTGCTGCATGTACGTGTTGAAGTTCGCGTCCCCGTACGCCTGCCGTACCTGCTCGTAAGAGTACCCGTACAGCGTATTGGCGTTCGCGCCGAAGCTGCCGAGGTTCGCGTTGCTGACGTAGCTGGGGTAGCTGCTGTAAGCTGCGGGGATGGGCGCACCGAGCCCGAGGTACTTGAGCGCGCCGAAGTACGCGTTCTGCTCGTCGCGTGCTGCAGCTGCTCTGATAAGCTCGCTCTGCCAACCGGAAGGCGGCGTGTAGCTAGCAGCTTTCGCAACCTCCTTGTACACCGGGATGCGGTAGTACTGGTACGTCCGCGGGTACTCGTAACGGTAACCGTAGGAGTAGTAGTACGACGGAGCGTCGTAGATGCGCACGACAGGTGTCCCGTCCTTGTACCACCAGTACCCGTCGCGGTACACGTAATCGGGCCCGTCGCGGTCCCCCTCGGCGTAAGCGATGCAAGCTAACAGCAGCAACGTGTGCATTCAATTCCTCCCTGCAGCGGCCATACGCTGCTTGAGCTCACGGATGCGGTCCTTGCTGCGTTCCGCAGCGAACGTGTACACCAGCGACCAGTCCTTGCGGTTGAGCGCCATACCCTGCCGCAGCCATGCGATGCGTCCGTCCTCCGGCACGAATTCGCCGAACTTGTTGCGCAAGTCGGGCAGCACGAGCGATGCGAATGTCTCCTTCGCGATGCTCTCGTCGACGGATACGCCGAGCTCCTCCAGCGCGATGCGTGGCGTCACAGGTTCGTACCAGTAGGATCGGTACTCCTCCTCCAGCTGCTTCGCAGCGAAGGTGTCAGCTTCCGTCTGGTCGCCGCCGTCCTCCCATGGGCCTGTGGCCAGGAGCGACGCCGTCGCGTTGTCCTCCCGGCCGCGACGCATGTTCTTGCCGAAATCGCCGTTGTACAGGCCAGCGAGGCGGTCGAACGTGCTGACGTTGAACGCCGCCTTGAGCGCGCTGAGGTCGCCGAACACGTCCAGTTTCCCGTCCAGAAGCTGCTTCGCCTGGTTGACCACAGGCTTCCAACCGTGCGAACCGTCTGTCCAATGGCACCGCAAGCAGCTGATAGCAGGTTGCAGGCGTTTGGTGTACGGAGCGGGGATCGTCGTGTCGTCAGCTACGTCGGGCGGTACTTCGTCAGCGAGGTCGCCGGTGTCGCCGTTGAACAGCGCGAATTCCTGCATATCCGTAGCTACTGGGAAGATGCCCTCCTGCGCGCGGACTCGCGGTACGAGCAAGTTGCCCAGCGGTACAGCGCCGATGTCGAAATCCTTGTCTTTGATATCGCCGGTGATAGCGCCCCACGCCACGCCTTCCTTGCCACTCGGCACGTGGAACATGAACACCACACGCCATTTGCCGGTCACGTTGCTGCGAGCGAGCAGCGCCCGCTGGTCGGACCGCAGTTTGCTGAACAGGTCGTCAGCTGACTGCACCACTTTACCGTCCGCGATGGCGCCCAAGCCCAAGTTAGCGAAGAACAAGTCCTTGTCCGTCACTCCGGTGCCGCTGCCGAGCACGTCTTTCACTCGTTTTATGCCGCGGGCGCGGTAGTACAGCCCGCCGAACACGTCCTTGAACAGCTGGTCATCCTGCACCTGCGTCAGCAGACGGCTCTTGGCGTACCGGTGTTCGACCACTGGCGCATCAGTGTGCAGTATGCGACGCAGCTCGTTAAAAGCAGCTTGGTCGATCGCGGGCGAGTCCAAGCGCACTACGCTCGTCTCCGGATCCTCGAACGGCAGCATCTCCGCCTGCACCTCGCGCGTCACTTTGCGCTCGGTGTACGTGTGGAACCGCAAGTCGACCGTGTAGCGGCCCGGCTTCAAGTTCTCCACCTTGCGGCCGCTGTCATCCGGGTACGCGTAATCGCCGCCAGCATGCTGCACCTCGAGCTTCTCCAAGCGGTCAGGACCGCGTTCACGTACGACGCTGCCCACACGCTTAGTCACGCGCTTCAGCGGGAGCGTCAGACCGAGCTTCCCAGCGAAATCCAGCTCGTCGCGAGTGATCAGCAGCGAAAACATCGGATCCTTAGCTAGCTCCTCCCAGGTGCTCACGAACTCCTGCAAGTCTTTATCCTGCGGGGCGTACTTGCGCAGGTCCACAGCAGCGAGGAAACCGCCGAACAGGGGCACCGGCCTCTGGATGCTGCTCCCGCGGCTCACGACGTTCGCTGCGAGCGACGCAGTACGCACGCTGCGCATACTGCCGCTCTGGATCCACACGAACCGCGTGTAAGGAGCTGCGTCGGGCCGTACGGTGCGTGCCGCAGCTAGCGCCAGGTGGACCGCGTCGTCGGGAGTCTGCAGGAAGCGGTACTTCGGCGCGTGTTCCGCGGGCTTCCGCTCCTGCACGCTTACGCTCGGCGGGCTGCTCGCTGTCGTGATAGCTATGCCCGCCAGCAGTACTGCAGCTGCTGCTGCGCATACACGTCTACGCCTCCAGCGTGGTGCTGGAGCTGCCCGCTCCAGCTTCGGGTGTGGGCCCGGCTCCGGTCGCGATGCAGCCCCAGCGTATACGTCTACGCATTGCCCCCACAAGCAATGCACCCTCCTAGGCAGCTCTGCCGAAATCCACGCAACCGTAAGTTTTGCCGCCCGCTGTCAGCACCGCTATGCCCACTTCAGCGAACAGCGGATCCAGCATGTTGCGTCTGTGCTCGGGGCTGTTCCACCACTGCGTATCCAGGTGCTTCACGGGGTCCGGGTAACCCCAGTTGTCCGCCACATTCTGGCCGAGGTCCGTCCAGCTCCTGTAACCGAACTGCTCGATGCGCGCCACCCAGCTCATGCCGTCCAAGTCGTGCGGATCGGGCGGGAACCCTTCAGCAGCTAGACGAGCGACGTGCCAGTGAGCCTCAGCATTCAGCTGCGAGTTGTAACGCACCGGCTGCTCGCCGTGAGCTGCACGGTGCTGGTTGAGCAGGACCAGGAGCTTGTCAGCGGGCTGCACCTTAACGTGAACTGGCGCACGCAGATCCACGTGCAGACCGATCGCTGCATGGAACAGCATACCGTACGCTCGCCTTGCGCTCGAATGCTGCTTACCGTCAGCGGCTCTGCTCACGGTTTCGGTCCTCCGGGCACAGGCGTATCGCGCTTCGGGCGAGCCTTGCCCAAATGCTGCAGTATAACGTCCTGCAGCGCATCGAACTCCTCCGCTAACACATGGATATCCTCGCGGTTCTCCTGGTGCCGGCGCTCGCAAGTAGCTCGCTCCTCGCGCACCAGCTCCGCGAAGAGGTTCTGCTTCGCAGCGGAGCTTTCGCGAGCGAGCTTCCGCTCTTCCGCAAGCTCCTTGCGGTTCGCTTCCCGCTCATCCTTGGATTCCTGCCGGTTCGCAGTGCGTTCGGCGTTCAAGTCCTCGCGGTGGCTCTTCAACGATTCGCGGTAGAGCAAGTAAAAGAGCGCCGCGATCACTCCGTTGCCCAGAAGCGTCCCCGTGCCGCCGAGTATCAGCTGCAGCACAGGATCCGCGTTCTGCTGAGCTGCTGGCACCTGCTGAGCAAACAGTTCGATCATCGCGCAGTGTGCTTACGGATACGGTCGACGATGTCCGCTTTGCTGCCGCAATCGCTGATGTCGATCTCCTCCTCCGCAGCCAACGCCTGCAGCTGCGGAAGCTGCATGCTCTCCACCGTCGCCAGCCCGTGAGCGGCTGCGACAGACGCAGGATGCACCTGGCGCGCCTCCTCCATGAGCGATGTCGGGCTCGCGCCGACAGGCGTCACAGGCTCGCCAGCAGCAGGCCGGAACTTCTCCGGCCATCGGGCGAGCTGCGGATTGTCGCTGTCGAACACGTTGCCGCGGACGTACAGACGTTCCTTGCCTCCGGGGTCGTTCTCGATGTGCTGGCCTTCCAGCAGCTGCCAACGGGCCACGTTTGCCTCCTAGTTGTTAGCGGTCATGTGCAGGATGCCGCAGTTGCCGTAGAAATCGGCGCGGAGCTGCGGGACCTGGATCGCCATGACCTTGAAGTTGAGCTGCATGCCGCCCAACGTCTCCCACTGGACAGTAGTGATGTCCATCCCGTTAACCGCACGGCAGACATCGGGCGTCATCTGCACGATCAGGATGACAAACGGGAACAAGTTCTCGCCGGCGGAGAAGCCGGGGGCACCAGCCACGCCGCCTGGCGGTGTCGTAGGTGCAGTAGCGAACAGGAAGTCGAGACGGCGGACGTCGACCACACCGTCGATCGACCGGATGCGGTCGCGCAGCGTCTGCGTCGCGACGTTGCCGCCGGTCAGGATGTAGTCGGAGTCCATGTACTGGTCCCAGTCGTTGGAATGGTAGACCATGTACGGGCCGTAGAACTTGTTCAAGTACAGCTGGTCGCGAGCTGCTAGCACATCCTTCAGCGTATCGAGCGGGACCCAGCCGGTGCCGCTGCGGCCGTTGCCTGTTGGCTTGTAGGCGTTCGTCTTCGTGAGCCTGCTCGGGAAGTTGGTGTAACCGTACACCTGCGACGTCCTGCCGTAACCGCCCACTTGCGTGGAATTGCCGCCGTAGATGATGCCAGTTTCGACGCCGAGCAGCGTCTTCTCGATCATCTCCGCCACACGGCGGCCGGCGGATTCGCCCATCGTCGTATCCAGCGGCGTGCCGCTGTTGCGGCTGATCGCGAGGCGCCTGCTGGAGAACCAGAAGTCCGCGTGCGTGATGGGTAGCGGCAAACCCTGCAGCTGGAACTGCGGGCTGTCAGTGCGCCCGGGAGTAAGCCCGTCCATGTCGACCACGGCTTCGCCGGGGTCGCTCATGGTCTCATGCTCCAGGATCATCTTGGACATCCCGTTGAACCCGCCGAACGAGTTAGCAGCAGCCAAGTCGGCCCACGCACGCAGGCGGAAACGGGCGGCACGCAGGACCACTTGGTCCAGCATGTCCCATTCCTCCTTGCGGAGCGTGGTGGCGTTGAAGACGGGGCTGTTGACGCCGCGCTTCTGCAGAGCCTCCACAGGCACGACGGTGTACTTGGGCTCGTACAGGCGCGTGTCGTTGTTGAACGTGACACCAGTCTGCAGAGTAACGCACGGGATATTACGCCCGCCGCGGCTGACCAAGTAGGGCCGGCGCAGCGCCGGGTCCCATCGGCAATCGTTCATGGCTTCGCCGACGGGGCCGACACCCGTGTTACCGACGAGCCAGTCCTGCTGCACGAACATGCAATGCTCCTTACTGCCGCATGCACCACACGAGCGTGTCGGTGTCCACGGGCACCTGCGTGATCTCCTCGAGGCACAGGAAATGGGCCGCATTGGCCGATACGCTCTGCAGGATCTGCTTGCCGGTGCCGTGCTGCGTCACGAACCGGTCCCCGATGTCGAATTCGTTCGCGCTGCCTGTGCCAGCCTGGCCGGCAGTCAGCACGTTGACTTCCTCGCCGGGCAGCGGCACGTACAGGAAGCACCGCGTCCCGTTGACGTACGCATCCGACACGTTCTTGCCCTGCAAGTGATCCTCGATGAGCACCGCGATGACTCGCGGATCGCCGTCGGCGCTCGGGTTGTACGCTACCCAAGTGTGCCGACCGCTGACGGGCGCCACGTTAGCGCTGACCTGCATGACTGTCCCGGGTTTGCTCGTGTCCCCGATGATGCCCTCCAGGAACACGCCCTTCGGCGGGCTTGCGAGCACGATCTCGTTGTTCTTCAACTGTCACCTCGCGAGCTTCGCGGGCAAGTTAGCCCACTCCGCGTAGTTGCACGACGGGAGGCGGAGCACATCCGCGTTCTCGAACTGGTCGCTGTTAACAGCGATCGCAGGGTCGCCGGCGTAGACCGCAGGCGGAGCTGCGGGCACCAGCCTCAGCAGCTTCAGGAGTTCCTCCCTGGGCTTCCGCATCAGCTCGTTGCCGAGCTTGTTGCGCTCCTTCGCATCGTCGACGTTCATCACGAGCTGGCGCACGATAGCGAGCCTCTCGTTCTCCTCAGCCTTCTTGGCGTAGTTCCACACAGCCAGTTCCTCCGGCGTGAGACGCTTCTCGAGCGGCATACGGCGGTTGTGCGCGTACTCGTCGCGCACGCCTTTGCCGCCGGCTTGCACCGAACTTGCTTGCACCGGCGGCCCGTCGAAGGAGTGCGGTTCGCCGGCGCAAGCTTCCAGCTCGCTGCTCATCATGCTGCTGCTGTCCATGCTGCTGCCATCGTCATCGTCATCGTCGTCATCGTCCGCCGACCGACGGCGGGCGTTGGCGACGTGCTTCGCTGCGAGCCCCGTCAGGGCGCGATCGCTCAGCGCCTTCAGCGCGTTGCGGTCACCCTCGCAGACGACGCCGTTGGCGATGAGCAAGTCGATCGCCCTGTCGCGTGTCATAGTCCCTCCTCGCTGATTACGTGTCCTCATAGGTGCTGAAAAATCCGGCGATGGAGCATCGCTTCCAGTTTTGCGAGTGACATTCCGCATGCGCGGCACGCCTCCGGACGGCGCCCATTCCTCCAGCTGCAGATGCGGAGCTCTCGCAGCTCCGTGCGCGTTGGCGGAAGCATTGAACAGCTTGCGCGCGGTGCTGCCCCTGGGTGCGCTGTCCGCCGCCGACAGAGCAGCGCCGAGAGCACGGAAGTGCAGTTCTACAGCTTCTTTGTGATCCGCTTCTGTGCCGCTGTGCACAGCTTTCTGCGAAGCTGCTACAGCTTGCGTAGACAGATGGTGCGCCAGAGCCGCTTCCGCAGGATCGGCGCTGTGTTTACCGCCGCCCTTCTGAGCTTTCGCATTAGCTGCTTTCGCAGCTGCTGCTGCTTCCCTCGCTTCGTCAGTCCATGCGTTCGCAGTGACCATATTCGCTGCCTTTCTGTGCAGGAAAGCTGCTTGCTCGTGCGAAGTAGCAGGGTCGGGCTTGCCGTGCCTGCGCGCTAGCTGAGCAGATTTCGTGTGGATGTCCGCAGCCCTGGCGTGGTGGTCCGCCGCGCCGTCGCCGCCCTCCATCGCCATGCGTGCCTCCTGCAGCGCCTCGCTGCCACCAGCTTGCTGGGACGCAGCTGCTGCACGCTGGCTCACGTCCTCGTACGTGTCGCCGTAGCCCGGCGCGTTCGGCACCTCGTACGTCGACGGGTCGAAGTAGTTCCACGTGTCCGGCAGCTCCAAGTTCCGCCGTTCCGCTATTCGGCGGATGCCCCTGCGGATGCGGTCCGGATCGTGCTTCGTACGCCCGATCGCTCGCACAGCGTTGTCCAGGTCCTCCTGCGTCTCGATAGGGAAGCTCTGGTCAGGGCCGGCGAAGCTCCACGCCGGCAGCTTGTCGCGCTTCGCTTGCGGCCATTCGCGGTTGTACAGCAGCCATGCGGCGGATTCCTGCGAGCACCTCTCGCAGCTGCCTCCGCAGGCGCAGTTCGCCGTCGCACCGCATGCGTCGCATTTCCCGCCGACCATCTCGCCGCCGCAGTGCTCGCAGATAGCATCCAGCACCGAGCTGACTGCTTCAGCTCCAGCTCCTGGCGACACGCGTGCGGGGCTGGTCTGCTCGCCGCTCCCAGCTGCGTTCGCTGTAGCACCGCACGCGATGCATACGCCCCGTTCCACGTCGCCTCCGCATTCCTGGCACACGCCTGCTAGTCCAGCGGGCGGCACCGGCACCACCGGCTCGACGTAACGCCCGTCCGGCGTCGTCTGCGTGCCGACTAGCCGGGCGGGCGCCGAGGCATCGAACCCCAGGAGGCGTCCTAGGTGCTGCCACAGCGACAGACGTTGGTCCTTGTCGATCACTTCGCCTTTGCTGTTCACTGGCATATTCCCCGTCAGCTGCAGTTTCGCTGCTGCACCATGGTGGTAATACGCGGCGGAGCGGTGAGCTTTCGCAGTAGCCTCGTCGGACGCCGCCCCAGCCGCAGCTTCGTGCGCCTTCGCTGCGGCGCGGTGCGCGGTGGAGCTGCTCTCCTGCTCCGCTACATGGCTGGCGTAACCCGCTTTGGACGCTGCTGAAGCAGTACCGGTCGGCAGCTTGATGTGCGAAGCGTCCACGTGCTCTGCGCTGCCCAGCACCCTCTGCACGTGCGCAGTCTGCTTGGCGTCCAGCGTATCGGGCACCTTGACGGTGCCCAAGGCGCCGGCGGGGTTCAGCGTAGCTATCTGGTGGATCTGCTCGGCGGACAGCTTCCAGCTGTGGAGCTTGTCCACCATGGCAGCAGCTTTCGCTGCCCACATGCCGCGGATATCGCGCAGCTGCTCTGGGTCGTAGTTGACTGCAGTTCCATCGGGCTCGCTGCTGCGCGGCATGCGATGCGGCCCTTCGCTCGTGTGCTCGCCGTACGCCCAGGCGTGAGCGATATCCGGGTGCTGCGACCACATGAAACGGCGCTGCGCTTCGCTGACGAAATTCGCTTCGTTGACCACGCCGACGCCGCATCCGTCGCGCAGCGAGCAGGCGCCTACCTGGTCCGGCAGGACAGCGACGTGGTCGGGGCGGTAGTTGTGAGCTGTGTACGCGTACGTTCGGCCGTGGAAATGCGCCCCGGAGTTAGCAGGCTTGTTGTCGGTGTAGAGGCCGGTGCTCAGTTCGATCGGATCGTTCTTCAGCAGGCGCGCATGCACGCGGGGATCGATCGCTCTCGTGCGCTCCTCGTCGAACCAGCCCTCCGCACGCAGCTTGCCGTTGAAAGCTGTGCGCCGCACTTCGCCGATGCCCTGCTTCTCCAGGACGCCGGGGTGAGCTGCTGACACGTGCTCGCCTGCCACGGTGGGGTGGTAGACGACGAGCGGCATACCGTTCCATGCGTTAACGGACCGCTCCACCTCATCGCGCGGGTAGTACAGCGGCCCTTTGCTGCCGCTGAGCACGCCCGGCAC